AAATGCGTCAAGTTTGTCATAGCGATCCGGCCAATAGATATAATCTTTTTCGGGATTCGCTTTGAGATTGTTGAGCAAAGGCACGACTGCATCATAGATGAGTTGAGCTTTAGCAGCATTAGCATCAGCCGAGGCAGAAGTTGTTTCTACCGCGGCTTTTGCTTCTCGTACTACATCAAGCTCGTCTGCATCGACAGCCGTAAAGCCAAAATCAAAGTCGAGTATTGTTTCGGGTTTATCTGACATGGGTTAGTTTAACCTCGTGCCAGCTCTTTAAAGATTGACAGATCATCGTCGTCATCTTCAACCACGTTAGTTTCCATAGGAGATTCTGCGACTGGTGCTTCAGGAGCAGCAGTAGCCAAACCACCGAGATCAAGGTCGTCTTCTTCTTCCATTGGAGAAGAAGCAACGGGCTCGTCTGCGGTGAGGTCAAGCACTCGATAAAGCTTGGTTTTCAACTCAGTGTAAGACTTGAAGTTCTTGGGATCAATCACCTCGTTAAGTGAGTGTTCTTGATTCCACACTTTTTCCATCTCATCGTCATCTGCGAAGAGAGGCTCAGGCGAGTCAAACTCAGACTTATCGTAGTTAGGATAGCCTTCGAATTGACGAATCTTCAAGCGGAAGTTTGCACCTTCCCACAAGTCGAACGGGTTTACTGGATCCTCGTCTTCGAACGTAGGATTCATAAGGTCATTCAACTTATCAAAGATTTTCTTACCGAACTGATAGAGGAAAACCTTACCTTCGTTTTCAGGATTAGCGGGGTCCTTCACAACGTAGATGTTAGAGACGTACTTGAGGCGACGCTTTTGCTTACGTGCTTGTTCTTTGTCAGCGTCAACGCCGGAGTTCCAGAGCTTGGAGTTGAACTCAGAAACGGGATCGTCTTGCCCTAAAGTAGTAAGAGAGTTTTCAATATACCAGAGACCAGTAGGGCCTTGAAAGCCATGATCCCAGATACGAACGAAAGGCATTTCTTCACCTTGAGGTGCAGGCAAGAAACGAATGATAGCGAAACCATTGCCAGCTTTGTCGCGGACAGGCTTCCAAATCTTACCTTCGTTAGGATCGGAGTAGGTCTTGGATGAGATTTTTTCAAGCTGTTGATTTAGCTTGTCGAGGGATTTGCTACGGTTTTTCTTAAGTGCAGCGAAGTCTGTAGGTGCCATATAGTTTCTCCTTGTATAGCGTTGTATATGCGATATATTATCATTAAACAAAATGTTCGCGGACAATGTCTTTGAACTTTTTATCATCAATTGCTAGGAAGGGTTTATACTTTCTAGCCATTCTAATTATATCACGTGATACGATTTTGTCAACCAAAATTTTATCCCAATATGCAAAAATATTTGCGTAGTGGGTAAGCAACGTAAAGGTCTCAAGCGAGATCTCTTTTCTCAAGTACATCGTCATAATGATAGGGTGTTGCCCATCACGTGATATGAAGTTGTTTTGATAGTTTGGATCAAGCAACTTCAGTTCGGATTTGAAAGTGTAGGAGAGTGACTCCTGCTTTCGTTTCCATTCTATATATACGTTATCGCCCTCACTTTCGAGTATATCTCTTACCCAGATATTGGGCTTCTTTAACATATTAGATAGAATTCTATTTACGTAATCGTCCTTACCAGCGAGCTTTGCAAAAAAGAAAGCATCATTGCGAGAACGGAACGCGTCCATCGAAGCTCGTACCTTGCCATTATACTTATGATAGTCATAGCCATCTGTAGTAAAATGTTTCTTCAGTGCAAGGTACTTTACATACGCTTCGAATGATTTATCATTTACATAGGTCGGTGATGTCAGGCTCATCGTGCTTTACCATTTTCAAGTCAACTGCTTCTGATCTTACTTTCTCTTTTAAGATCGACGACTTTTTAACAATATCAGCAATGGACTCAATCTCGAGATTATTCTTCTCGGCATAATGAATAAGAGCATCGATGTATGGAACACCGCTTGCAATCATTTTAGAAATATCGTGATGTATTTTTTCAGGTGTCATTTTCACGACGGACATCAATGCCTCCTTGTAATTTATAAAGTGCTATTCTACCATAGTACGCAGCAAATGTCAACCAGTAAGTAGAAATAAAAACGGTCCGACAGTTACTCACCATCAGACCGCTATTATATCACAAGTACATGTACTTTGTCAACTGATATTTATACCAAGGTTTCCTTGTCACAAAAAACTACAATTGGCGAATCAATATCAACATCAATCATGCGAGAAAGAGGGGTAGTCTCACACTGTTGAATATCGATATTGTGTTGAACCAATGGAATGGCGTAGACGCCAGGCATCAGTTTACTGTAATAAGATGGGTTCATAAGAGGAATTGCCATTCCAACAAATGATGCAATAATCATTACAGTAATTACGAAGTACGCAATACGTTCTTCGGTTTTTGTGGTCATGTCTTAGATCTCCACCTTCTCACCAGATACTGGATCTGTAACAACATAACCTGCTTCAGCCCACTCTTCGAGTGTGCGGCACTTACGTGTCATCAGAGAACCTGTACCGATTTGGATTTTGACCTTAGCGCAATACTCACCTTCTTCATTAATTGTCGCACGATAGTTGTCGACTGCAAACGCAGAAGGAGCAATAATTGCACAGCACAATGCAATAAGCTTTTTCATAGCTTCAACTCCTTAAATAAGTTTTGGGGGACTTGATGTGTAAAATGGTAACACGTTGCTACCTTTTACGGTAATATATATACACCTGAACGGCTTAGAAGTGGTATTTTTTGTATTTATTTTTGTTCTATATTATATTCCTTTGAGGAATAGCTATAACAAAACTTGAACAAGAAAAAGGGGCCGAAGCCCCTGTAGTTTAGCTGGAGGGACAAGCCGCTCCATCCTCTGAGGCATCGTATTTCTCGTCACCACAACCATATTTGTTATCGTTGTTAGTGTCGCAACCACGTTGCCAATACTGCATTGTGAAAGTGTAACCTTCGCTCCACGGTGTATATGCTTTGCACCACTCGTGACTACCAAACGCTTCACCGTCTACACCAGTGTCTGGTGGGACGTAATCTACTTTTTCGGTCGGTACGATTTTTTCATATCGCATCGTTTTACCGTTATTATAGACAGAGCGTCTCCACAACTCAGATCGCTTAGAAACGAAAACGTATTCGTCTTCAGCAACCGTATATACATCACCATTATCATATGTAATGGTATGTGCAAATGCGCTTGTCGCAACAAGCGCCATAATAGATAGCAATAACTGCTTCATTTTAAATCTCCTTAGGTTAGTAGCTACTACGGCATGCATTCACGTGAACGCATGAATAGTTACTACATCCTATTAGATTTCTTCAAACAAAACATTGTTTACATATTGGTCAATTTTATCACTATCAAGTTTCATTGCTTTGAGAGAGTTCCAAAGCTGCTGATTCTTTTTTTGATTAATGCAGTATTTATTGTGCGCAGCTTTAGTATCATAAGCCTTACTATCAGAGGAGTACATACTCATCACATAGTATTGAATCAGATTAAGTGCGGTCTCACAAAACTGTTCTGTCTCTTCTTCTCGTACATTACCTGCTGCTACCATGTGTGGTGAGAAAATTTCTTGGGCCCAAGGTGGAAGCTCACGTTCTTTCTTCCAAACGAGATTTGCGGTAGCAGCTGCAAACGTTTGAATCATGGGATCAATCTCATCTGTAACTGGAGAGAAGTCAAAAAAGGATCCGCTAATTTTATTTGGACCAGAGACTACGTCTAAACCTAGTATCGGGAGACGTTCATTCGTATTCGGAAAAATGTTAATATGCATGAGCCATAGCTTAGGCTTACCTTCGATTGGCTCAATAATTTTGAGGTGGCATTTACGAATTGTGTCAGACTTCCAGAACGTATCAGTCCATCCTTCAAACTCGTGGATGTGTTTGGAGTTATCGTAGCGCTCCATTCTTTTATCGAATATGGCTGTAATATCTTCGGCTAGCTTTCTTAGCCGGTTCAAAATTGGTGTATCAATCATAGTCTTTTCCTATAAATGACCAAACATGTCGTCGAGTTCTTTAAAGAGCTCGGTAGCAAACTCAAAGCATCGAATTGCTTCGTCTACCATGTCATCGTGTAGTTGTTCTCTGAGTCCCGAAATAAGCTCTCTTCGATTTTCAAACTCATACATCGTGCCTGAGCCCGGCACTCTCTTCTTAATAATTTGTCCGCCATGCATATCACCAAAATGTCTTACGTATACGTGAGCCATTAAGTCATCGTTATCTTCGAGTGACAAGATGTGGTCAATATATCGATCGACCGTAAGCAAATTTTCATCGATCCATTGAAGGTTAAAGTTTTCTTCGAGTTCTGTTAGGTCTGCGAGTATCCGGTCTGCTCGAAAAACACCGCGCAAATCTTGCTCAAGATGTACTCTTTCTTCAAGCACTTTATACATTTCGTATTGAGAGCGAAGATAGTGTTGATAAGCGACTGCAGATATATCACCACTCAATAGCATACCAGCAAACTTAGACTGCTCGGCCATGTCGTGATGTCTTTGTGTAAGTTGTTTAAGGTTAACGGTCATAAATCCTCACATTATAATATGGTGCCCCGGTTTGGCCGCAAGCCTGGGGCCACAGCGATTAAGCGACCAATCGAAGGGGCTGCGACTACCTCTTCTTGAACGTATTTATATAAATAAAATAGCCATGTAACATAGGATAAAGAAATGATGTTAAATGAAGTCGCGCGAGAGTTGTACGACAGAGAACAAACATTAATGGTAGCAGCTAAGCATGCATACATGTCAGCACACGCGTATGCAGATATACAAGAAGCTAAACCACTTTATAAAGCTCTAGGTTACACCGGCTTAAAATTCTTTGAAAAAGACGGGGCGCAAGCCTATGCCGTCTGGAACAAAGAAGAAATCGTACTTTGTTTTAGAGGCACAGAGCCAACTGAGATTAGTGATCTTAAAGCTGATCTTAACGCTTGGCCAGATCGTGGAGAGGTTGGGGGACTTGTTCACAATGGCTTTCAAAACGAAGTCGAAAAAATTTGGGAAAACGTACGCAAGGTCGTTGACTCAAAACCGCACGCCTCGAAAAGGCTTACAATGTGTGGGCATTCGCTCGGTGGAGCGATGGCCACGATCGCGGCAAGTAGAATGAAGGATCGCATTGATTCTTTATATACTTACGGATCCCCACGCGTTGGTAATAAAGCCTTTATCGAAGCGTGCAAAAACGTAAAGCATTATCGATTTGTTAATAACAACGATATTGTTCCAACGGTTCCATTTAGATGGATGGGGTATCGCCATCACGGCGAATGTATGTACTTTAATTACACGGGGATCTTGAAGAGATTTACTTACTGGGAAGACTTTATTGATAAGTGGAAAGGTAGGTGGAGAGCTATTCGTAAAGGTCAAGTGTTCGATGGATTATATGATCATGGAGCTGATTACTATTGTGCATATACAGCGAGCAATTATGATCAAACAAAAGGTAAACAGAACTAAGGAATTACTTCTCTCAGTGATTGATCCATTCTGGGACTGGCGTATCGGTTCACCAAGTGTCCTAGAAAGAATAGAAAAGTTAGAGAAGGATAGTCACCCTGCAAAAGATCTTTGTGAATTCGAGCAATGGGAATCGCTTGACGCAAGGTTGAAAAAAATAGAACAAAAACTTAAAAAGCTGGAGAAAAAGTAATGGACGGAGACGATACACACCGCGAGCTCATGAATCATTATGCTTTATACTTGTCAGAAATCGCGAAATTCGAAAACAAGGGAGTTAAGGCCTCGGCTGCAAGAGCCAGGAAACACCTTGGCGAAATGGCAAAGCTAGCGAAAGTTAAAAGGGCCGAAATTCAAGCAGCGAAAAACGCAATGGAGGGGAAATAAGATGGATTGGTTAAAAGATCGTTTAGAAGAGCGCACTACTTGGGACGGAGCCGTTCTGATTGGTGCAGGTGTTGCATTCCTAATCTTCAAGCCTATCGCTGGCTTGATTGCTTATGGTGCAATTGCTTATGGTGCATGGACAATCTATACAAAAGAAGATTAAATGAAATGGAAATTCTGGGAGGGCGATAGTCCTCCCGCACCACCTCAACCCATTGACGTAATGAAGGATGACACTGACCCTTCAGAAGTTAGCATTGAGAATGCATATAAGACGAGGTGGATCTGGTATCATACCATTTTGGCATTGGAAATTTTGATGACGAATATATTATTGATCGCTATACTCATTGTTTTATCGATAAAATTATAAGGAATTCTCTAATGGCAGAAGAAGAAAAGACATACCACCCAGCTGACACAAATGGCGACGGTAAGGTAAGTAGAAAAGAAGAAGAAATGTATCTCGAGTTTAAGAGAAAAGAACTCGAAGATGCCGACGCTATGCGGGATGCTCAGCGTAGTATGGCTTGGTTTGCTCTCTTCGGCATGCTACTCTATCCATTCGCAGTTGTTCTTGCGACATTCGTTGGATTAGATCAGGCCTCAAAGATTCTTGGTGACATGGCCGCAACATACTTTGTTTCTGTTGCAGCTATCGTAGCAGCATTCTTTGGTGGACAAGCATTTGCCGCGAAGAAGTAGACTTAGTCTATTGGCATGACGTTATTAAACGTCTGATTACCGGAGCAACACCAATCGTAATCAAATAATTGATCTAGGGTTGCGTGTTGCCCCTTCTTTCTCCACCACTCATAGATATAATCATAACTTCTCTCGGCGACATTCTCGTAATCGCCATTTGCATCGCAATGCTCGGTTGTGGTAGGGAACTTATGTATTGCATGGTTGAATATTGGGTAGATATAGAAATACCCTAAACCAAACACGACATTTTCAATCGTTGCCGGCCACTTTTTAAAATCACCAGATCTCGGCCCATCTTTTGGAGCAGCCTGTCTTGTGATGTATGGCATTTTAAAGTGAACAGTTCTCTTGTCATAGAAATACCAATCAATAATCTTTTTAGCGTAATGTCTCTTAATGATATAGCATTGTAGACCATGATCAAATCCATTGCGATGTCGTGGATACATGACAGGCCATCCTTCATGCATTACACAAAGCGAAATCCCATCCCACAATGGACCCATTCGATCGAGCAGTTCTTGGAATTTAAATGGCCACAGGTCTATCACACCGAAATCACAATCGTCTTCAAAGATCGCGACCATTTCGTCGTCAGTCTCTTCGTACCATTTTTTAATTGTCATTAAATGAGAAGTGGTTGGGCCGAGGTCGATCGTGTCGAGCACGTCTGGTTCGCCAATGACATCAATATCTCCTTTCTCAAATCTTTCGTATTGATCAATTTGATAATCGGTAATGCCTAGCCGAGCGAACTCGGTTTGCATATATTGTCGACGATCTTCACATTCTCTCAAGTTGATTACCCGACATGGCGGGAATCCTTTCATTTTCTCAATCATAATTTAACTTGTCAGTGTTCCTCGGGCACGCTCTCGCGCTAGAAATTCGTTAATCGTCTTAATGTAATCGGGATTATCAGATGGTGCCCAAAGTTTAAGGCCAGGAATCTCTCCAACGAGTTCGTAATCAATACCTTCGAGTAGTTCCATACATGATACATTGTAATCTTCAAGCGCAAGGATTGGTCTTTTCTTCTTGAGTGTTTTCATTGCGCCTTGAAGAGCTCGAGCTTCCCATCCTTCGACATCAAGGTGAATCAATACGATGTCTTTAATATCGAACATGTCGATTGTATAGCTGGTACAAACAAGGCCGGTGTCTGAAATTTTAGAAGCCCCACCTGCATGCTTTTCTTGCAATACGGTATCAATAAGAAGAGTGCCGACTTCATTAGACAGCGCACCATTAAAGAGAGATACATTGGCGAGCTTGTTTGTTTGTACACACATGTTGGCAAGGAAATAATTCTCAAGAACAGGCTCAAACGCGTAAACTTTACCATCGGCGTTGGCTGCCGAAAAGGAAGGAAGCATATCACCAAAGAATGTACCGGCATGAATCATTGAATTGCCAGGATAGGTAGCACAAATGTGTTGAATAAACGAGTGCGTTAGCTGCTCATACATAAATCCACGAAGGATTGTACGGGCGGCTGGTCGATCTTGAGCATACTCGGGAACATAGTATGTGGTGGGTGGTACATTAATTGGCGTAAACTGAGTCTTCTTATACTTTATTTCAGTTGACCCATCAGTAATAATAATACGCAAAGCTCATTCCTCATTCTATAGATTTTTTCTTATTTATATCAGCTTTAACGCCATGTAGTTGTGTGTCAAATTTAATCAGCTTGTAAACCTCGTAAGTGACCATTGCTAGTGCAGCAAAAACTATTGACACAATAAAAACAATAAACGTGCCTACAATTGCTTCGGCTATCATACGTTCTCCTTAGATAATGGTGCCGCCACCAAGAATCGAACTCGGGACCTGCTGATTACAAATCAGCTGCTCTACCTGCTGAGCTATAGCGGCGTTATTTCTACGATGGTGTCTTTAATAATATCTTCGAATTTACCATCGTCTTGCATGACCACAATACGTTCACTTTGTGGGTTGACAGGGATAAGCTTGCCTATTGCTTCAAGCTGTATATCCTTTTGCCAGTGCTTGTAAATAACTTTTACAACTTCGTTTTTCATGGTCTTCCTTGTTGGTCGGAGAAGCAGGATTCGAACCTACGACCCCCTGCTCCCAAAGCAGGTGCTCTACCAAGCTGAGCTATACTCCGTGCTTTTCGATAAAGGCGTAATCGTCTTTATAATAATCTTTGAGGAACTCGAGGTGACGATCGGAGAAATTATTTATTTCTATTTGTCGATCTGTCTTGTTCATGACTTCGTCTGTACCAAAGAATTTTCCTACATCATGCTTCCAAACAAACGTAAACTCACTGAAGTTTTTTACATCAACAAACAACACTTGAGGTTGGAAGTGATGCACTTGCTGTTGAGATGTAACCTTATCTACGTTATCCATAAACCAATTCACTCGCTCTTGGATTGTCATAGCAAAAAGATTTACATTATTTGTCGTAGCAATCTGATGGCCATAGTTCCAATAGCGCTGGCCTTCAATGAGATAAGCGTTAATGCATGAAATAAAGCGATCAATAGGATCACTAAACACCACGATAGGTTTCTTATCTAACAGAGTTTTGTAATGAGGCTCAGAACGAAAAACCTGAAAGCGATCGGGATGCGATTCCTTTACCGTAACAGAACAACTGCGAGGAATTTCAAACCAGCATTGCTCACCATCAAGGTCATACATGAGTGGCCACTTGAGTTCGTCACACCATTGACATCGACACTCGATAAAGGTGGGTGGTGGCCTATGTATTTTGAGGTAGCCATTGCTTTCAGTCTCACCCACGGGCAAAAATGAATTAGCTACCGCTTGAAAATTTTTCATCAAGTCTTGGGTGTCTAGCTTCATTACCATTCTCTTAAAAGTGTAGATCCAAGTAGAACGGCCGAGGTCGCATTCAATATAATCAGCGCTCTATCATTCCACATCACTGATACCCATAGCCATAGGATTACACCTAATGTACCAATAGCTAAATCGAAAACTCGGTAATCAACGCCAGCAGCTCGAGCAGTCATTGCCAAAAGCATACAAACTGTTGCAGCCCATTTTACATACCAGTCAAAATTTTCAGGGTACCACTCATAATCAAGTTTTGGTTTCATAATTATCCAGGC